CCAGCTATTCCACCGTAAGCCATTCCAATATCTTGTTCGTCTTGACCAGCTATTATTTTATCTGCTAGGTTAGAAGCTGCTCCAAAGTCATAACCTTGGCTCATTAATTCTTCTATTAGTTTTAATTTCTTTTGCATCATAGGATCTATAGCTGCCATCTGCTGTTGTTCCATGATCATTTGTTCTTCTTGTGGAGATTTAGGCCCCTCATTACCTCTATATTTAATAGATGGTGCGTTGGTCTCTAGTGTTTCTGAAATATCGATGTCTGTTATTGCCATAATTTTGCCTAATTTTACTTGGGTTTATTATATTACTTGGTTTTTGCGAACAAATCAAGGGTTGGCATGATGACTTTAACATCTCTTCTGATCTCTTCTTCAGGGATATTAGCCATTTTTACCGCTTCTTCGTTCTTATAAACTTCTCCTGTTTTCTTATTGGTTATAGTTGTTATTATTTCTTTTGGTTTTAATACTTGCATTATGTAGTTACCTCTTTCTTGATGTTTAAATAGCTAACAGCTATGTCAAATGAGTCTGCGCTGCCGGCTTTAATTGTAAGGGTTTTTCCACCCTCTACTATTAACGGTTGGGTTAATAATTCTTTACTAGTATTAGCTGATAAAGCTGCTGATTTAATAGTTGTAATAGAGTTATTTGTAACAATAGGACTAGGTGTACCAGCTGACGTTACTAAAATAGATTTAATAACATACGTTTCACTAACTAAAGGATTCCCTGTACCAAAAGGATTTAGTTCTCCATTACTAGTATCATTATCTATTCCTACAAATTTATATTGGTTTACTACTGCCATTAATCTAAAAAGAAACTTCTAGCTTCTATCTCCTGTTTTAATTCTTCTTGAAATGTAGTGTTTAATTTTTCTAAGACGGCGTCTAAATCTCTAATTAAAGATTGCGCTACATCCGCTTCGTATTCATTGCTTGCTCTAGTTAATGATTGTACTATCTTTGCCATTATGTTGTAAATATATCTTTAGCTCGTTGCGTTTGTAAATCTCTAAGCTCTGCAACAGTATTAAATCCTGCCGCTTCAGGATCCAATGTCCTGTCTTTTCCTAAATATCTTAAAAGTAAATCTTCATTAGGTATATTTTCATCAACACTTTCATTAATAGTTTCAATGATATTTTGTGTATAATTATCACGATCATTCCCTCCACTTGTAATAGTTTCTATACCGCTTTTTTCACCAGGATAACCAGGAAGAAAACCAAGACTTTCACCTTTAGGAGAAGTTATTTCACCTGTAATTTCATTAATTTTATTTCCTAACACATCATAATCACCTTGCTGAGTTGGAACACCAAAACCTTCTTGACCTGTTCCACCTAACCCTAAAGTACTATAACCAGACATATCATAAGTTGGTTGATCGTATGTTTTACCCCAACCTAATTTTTGTCCTACACCTCTTATTAAATTTCCTAAAATTCCACCTCCTGAAATAAAATTACTAAGACCACTACCTCTTGTTTCCCTCCAAGCTCCTTTAGCGTATGGATTAGCATATTCTCCTGAAGCATTTTTTCTGTTCATATATTCTTTAGCTGCTGCTAATTCAGCAGGGCTTACGGTATGTCTACTATCAAAAAAACCAGGGTTAACTCTTTGACCTGCTCCTGCTACAATTGCTGCAGATCTAAAATCACTTGCATCTTGAGCAGACATGGCACCTCTAGGCCCTTCTCCTCTTTCTGCAGCACTTATATCTGCGCCAGTAATACCAGCCTGCATATCACTGTAATCACCGTTTAATGACATAATACCTGATGGTCCTTCGTTAGGTGAACCTTGCATAGATCCATATAAATTTAGGTCAACTAATATATCTCGTTCTGTTGGAGTAATATAAGCAAGTTCTGTCATTTCATGATCAGGTGCTGATTGCCAATACTTAGGTGCATTAACCATAGGTTGTTCACCTAAATAGTTTTTAACTCCACCTTGCATACTCATTATCCCACCATTACTTTTTTGAATTCTACTTCCATATGTATCGGTCCAGTCTCTTGCGATCTCTGGCTCGTTAGCCCATAGGTATCTTCTTTGTGCTTCTGATTTAAACGGCATTATCTTCTTCCTCCAGCTTGTATATCTAACCTAAAAGTGCCTAATTTCCAATTAGAATCTATAGCTGTGCAGGATAGAGTTAAAGCAATAGCTCTGGCTCTTGCTCTAGTATCAATCTTTTTAGTGCTAGATGTTGTACTAAATGGCCCTAAAGAAGAACTAGCTGCAGTATCATTTGGATAGTCTCTTAAATCTAATTGAATAATAGTAGTCCCTTGTTGAGTAATATAATCAGGAATAATTCTACTTACTCTCATAATGTTTTCTCCATCTCCTCTTAAATCAGCAAGAGAAGTAGCTGCCCCTCTAATAATTTTTTGAGTAATATCATAGTCACCTGAAGTAATGTTAGCTGGAACTGCATAGGTAGTAGCATTTTTAATATAGTTTACTCCTGTTTCTTGTTCAAAATAATAACTTATACCATCCGTATTTCCAGTTACATCAAATGAAGTATCAACACCTGCATCATATTCTGATGCGTGAGGTAAACCAAATACAGATGAATCTTGCCATGTAGTTCTTCTCAAAATAGTACTTGCATTAGTATACCAAATAGGTCTTTGAGGAGTTGAATCTAAATAACTATAAACAACTGATCTATCTACAACGTTTGATGTAGAGGTTGGATAGAACCACATAACTTCTCCAAATAAGTTATTGATTCCACAATATATTAATTGATTAGATGTTGTATTTAAATCATTATAAACATAGTCTTCAACCAAACAGTCCATTGATTCTAGTTTACCAGTAAATCTAAAGAAACCATTTTCTGACATCCAGTAGGCCGCACCATCAACTTCAGCTGCTGCATTCATTCCTATTAATCCACAGTTGTTTCCAACTTGTTCATAAGCAAAAGTAAAAGGCTGACCAACAAACCTCATGGTAAATAAAGATGTATCAGTCCAAATGTATATTGCATTTCTACCAAGTTTAGCTCCCATGATCCGTGATCCGGCAGCCAGTCTTTGTGTACCAGCGGTATTTTCTGCTGTTGGTTCCCATGTATTTATATCTTCTTGGTCGGAGAATCTTATAAACATATCATCTTGTGTAGCTGTGTTTCCTATAGTTGTTTCAGTTCCAAATAAAACTAAGTGACGATCGGGTGTTGATACTAACATATCTCTAGATGCAGTGGGTGCTCCAGAGATAACGGTAGCTCGTGTTGCAGTAGCATTAGCTAAATCTGCATCCCATTCAAATACTGCACTGTTATGAATTAGAGCAATGAGTTTTGAACCTAAGTTATCTAATGACCAAAGACCTGGGTCAGTTACTTTATCTGTGTTAGCTGCAGCAGAACCCCATCCAGTCCAGCTAGATGTGTTAGTAACTGTTGCGCCATTTGAGTGAGCCGCTCTTGTAGAGTTTCTTACTGCTCTAGTAATACCTGTAAAACTTGTAGCTGTTACACCTGTATAAGAAATTTCTTCACTTCCCACTTGAATATAATTTGTTCCAGAAGATGGAAAACCTGTAGTGCTTGCTACATTAATAGTAGTTCCTGATCCACCTGTACCAGCAGTATCGTTTAATAATGCTCCATTTAAAGTAGTAGTTACTGAACCTAAAACGTTACCACCAAATAAAGATATACCCCATCCATAAGCTCCTACTTGTTCAGCGGGTCCAACGTGGTAGTATCTATAATAAGTTATTCCTCCTGAAGCAGAAGCTCCGCTTCCTGTTTCAACACTAGGCATTGTAATAGTAAAATTACTTGAATCTACTACTGAAGTTACCATAAATTTTTTATCACAAAAGTCTGATGATCCAAAATTAGAACCAGTGATGGCACTAAAAGTTGAAGAGTCACCAAATAAACAAATGTCTCCAGCTACAAATCCATGAGAAGAAGCTGTAATAGTTACACTTGTTGAGTTATTACTAGTAGTAAATGCATTAGTGATAGCTGTACCTGATGGATTAACTAAAGGATGGATGTCATAATAGACTCCACCGGTATATACATATAAAATTCTATTAGTTCCTAGTGCCGCATATTTAATTGAATCTTTATTAACAAAATGATGAAGACCTCTTACAGCTCCTGTTAATTTACTTTCCCCTAATTGATTCCAACCACCTATTTTCTCAGGCGTTCCATATCTAAAACGTACGTTCT